CCGCGCGGGCAGACGCAAACCCCGTGGGCAGCGTTCCAGAGCCATCGGTCACGGTCACGGTGCCGGTCGTCTCGAAGCCTTGCAGCTTCAGCACGCGCTGCATTTCCGATTCCGCGAGGTCAATGAACGTGTCCACGACCGAGGACAGGTCGTTGCGCTCGTAGAAGTCCGCGATCTCAGTCTTTAGCGCGCTGTACGTCGTCGCCATGGGGCTTCCTTGCAGTGATTCGCATGTCTCGCGCGGGTTGATGGGTCAGGGGTTCGCAGACTTCGATGTCAACGAATCCGAGCATTTCCAAGCCGATGGCAAGCTCCTGCTCGGAGTAGCACCACCGATGGCACATGGCCTCGCTTTGGTACGAGGGGTCACCGAACAGGCCGAGGATCGTCAGGCGCGGATTCGGTGCTTGGCCCGACTCCATTGCCTCGGCGTACAGGCCGACGATCTTGTCTAAGCACGGCATCTCCAGCACCAGCAGACCGCCAGGCTTCAAGACGCGGAACCAGTCCTTTAGGATGCTCGGCGCCTGCCACCGATAGAAGTGCTCCAGCACATGAATCGCGTGCGCCTCGTCCGCGTAGCCGTCGGGCAAGGGCAGCGGCTTTGTCAGGTCGCACTCGATGTCTGGCTTGGTGCCCGCCCAGTTCCCGGGCAGGTCAATATTGACGAACCCGGGCAGCAGCTTCGCCCCGCAGCCGATGTTCAGCTTGACAGGGCCGCTATCCATTGCTCGCCGATCCTTTCGGGGCTGTAGGTCTGTGCAACGTAGGCTTGTGATGCCTTGATGCGCCGCATCACTTCATCCTGATTCGACAGCGCCCACTTCACGCCATCCTCGATGTCGCCGATGTACACACCGAGGTCTGCATAAGCCGGCAGGAACCCCGCCACCACGAACAGGCCCCGGCGAATGCTCTCTATCGCCCGGTTGCCTGACTTGCACAAGCTCTTGCCGGTCGGAATCACGACGATGCCCGCGCGGTCGAAGGCCCGATCCATCGTCTCAGGCGACCATTGCGTGATCCCGTGGACAGCCGGCAGCGTGGTGACGATCTCCAGCTTCTCCAGCCGGCTCATCCACGGCATGAGGTCGCCGAGGTTCGACTGATGCCCGAACCACAACAGCGAGTCATGCACCCGCGCCTCTTTCTCAGGCTGCTCGAACGGGTCAGGGATCACCACCGCCTTACGTCCAGTCCGCTCATAGACTTTGCGGGCCATCTCGTCTGAGTTGACCGTCACCACGTCAGCAAGCCGACAGCCGCTCACGTAGTGGTCAGCGTGCGGGCCGTCAAAGTGGTCGTCGCACACGTCGAAGCACACATTGTCGAAGCCGGCCACTTGCTGCCGCCATGACCAGCCGTGTTTCCCAATCACGAGCCAGTCAGTGCCGATCCCGTGGCCGGCTTTCTGTAGCTGCTGTGCCGGGATGATCGACCGATACCGGCTCGACGCCAAGTGCGCGCCGAAGTGCCTGAACGTCACGTTCAAATCAGAACCTCCGTGGCCTGGCGCTTGGTTTCCAGCCATTCCGCGCCGTGCTCGCAGTCGCGGTAGTGCGCGATGTCAGGAACGCCCAACGTGTAGTGCGCCAGCTTCGCGCCCGGGTCGGCGGCCTGCTCGTTGACGAGGTGGTTCCACTCGGCCGGCAGCGCTCCGATCTCATCGTCCGTCAGATGCTCGAAGCGGTGCAGCTTGGCGCCTGTTGCGTCCATCACATAACGCGGCGTAAGCAGCCGATTCGACGGGTGCCCGCAGTTCCAGAGGATCACGCTGCTCCAGTTCTTCCGCGGGTAGCTGGCGTTAATCGTTTCCATTGACGTGCCCCGGTACTTCAGCGGGTGCCGCGTCTTGTAGTCATGCTGAACAACCTGCACCGCGCACTGTTCGTCGCGCATGTTCCAGAGCTTGGTGATGTCGTCCCTGACCAGCATGTCGCCGTCAGCAAAGATCGCCCATCCCTCGTACCCCATCAAGTGCGGGACAAGGAAACGCGAGTAGATGAATGCGTTGGAGCCGTCTGTGTGCGTCTCTTCGTAGTCATGCAACAGCGACAGCGCCAGCGGGTGAAACGCCACACGACTTGACGAGTGGTTGATCACTGACTGGCAGAAGACGTGATACGCCACGGCTTCCCTCGGGTCGAAACCCACAAACAAGGGGATCATTGATGAGCCTTTCAATGGTTGATTTCCAAGACTCGCCCTCCCGTTGTTTGAACAACGAGGCCGAGCGATACCAGGGCATCGAACCATCCGGAAGACAGTAAATCCAGATCGTCCGTGAAGGGACCAAGATGATCCCGGGGACACCCAGCGCCCCCGCTAGGTGATGGGCGGTTGTGTGTACGCCAATCACCATGTCCAACTCGGCCACCATCGCGGCCGTGTCGTCATAGTCGTCTGTTTCACAGGCCCGCTTGTAGTGGCGGATCGGCAGTCCAAACTCCTTGATTTCCGCGGTCGGGTCTTTGTATTGCAGGCTGATCCAATCTGCGTCAATTGATTCGATCAGGCCACGCATCGCCTCCAGGCCGATGGCGCGTTCCTTTGGCTTGTTGTGCTTCGACCCACCTGACCAGCAAATGCCGATCTTTGGCTTTGGCCCGAATGAGTCGAACAACGCCCGCCACTGCGTTCGCCGTTCGGGATCAGCGATCAGATACGGAGTCCCGGGGCAGTCCTTCGGGCTTGGCCGGCAGAACTGCGGCATCTGGCCCACCGGCAGGGAAGCGTCAACCTGCACGCCCTCAAGCCACGGCACCGCTTCATCGCGGCGGGTGCCATGCACCTCGATGCCAGGGAACGAGCGGCGGAACAGACCTTCCAGCCGTTTGTCGCAGTCCACGATCACACGACCGCAGGCTTTCTCCATGTCCGGCAAGCACGAGGCGTACATGATCTCGTCGCCTAGCCCCTGCTCACCGTAGAACACCACCGTTTGACCCGGTGACCCATCCCACATGCCCTCATCGGCGTACTGGATCTGCTTGCGGAACTTGCCGCCGACACTGCTGCTGTACTGCTTCCAGCCCTCGGACCAGTTCCCGAGCGACAGGTTGCACATGCCAAGCGTGTTGGTTGCTGACTTGCCATTCGGCTCAATGGCTAAAGACTTGTTGCACCACTCGGCCGCTTTCTTAAAGTCGCGGTCGGCGAAATAGGTCATTCCCACGTTTGCCGAGAACAGCGGGCTTCGCTTGTTGCGGTTGTGCGCTTCAAAGAACGCACCCCGGGCCTTGCCGTTGTTGCCAAGCCCGGCGTAGCACATTCCGAGATTGTTCCAAGGCTCGGGACGCTCGGGCTTCAGTTGCGTGATGCGCGTGTAAAGGTTGACCGCCACGCCGAAGCGCTCGGCACGCGAATACACCTCCGCGATGACAAACAGCGCCAATGCGTCGTCGGGGTTCTTGTCAAGCGACAGCGCGGCGCGGCGGCTGGCCTCGTCGGGGTCGTCGTCGATAAGCTGCGAAAGCTCGTCAAACGAAGTCAAAACGCACCCCGCGTTGTGAAAAGAGAGCCGTACTTTTCCTTATGCCGGCTGAGGAACTTGCGCACCTCTTTGGCGGGGGCTGAATAGACGTTGAACCCGTCTTCGGTCAGCATCTTGAGGGCGATTGCCTCGGGAATGTGGACGCAGTGCCAAAAGTTGGCCTTGATGCCTGCGGCGCTGTAGTCATCCGCATTCCGAAGGCTTGTCGCGTGATCGAGCGATGGCGACACGTCTTGCTCGGTCTGCACAACCAGCTTGCCATCCTGGGCGCCGATGGTTGTCTTCAGCCCGGTCAGCCGGTCAACGCTAGATTCAAAAATTCGCATGAAAAAAGGGGCCGAGCTTGTTAGGCCCGGCCCCGAAGGCAACTGCCCGAAGGCAGCAGGGAGGAGATCAGGAAGCGTCCTGCACCTTCGAGTGAGCGTCGGGGTTGCCGACGACCAAGCACCACTCGGCGAGGATTTCGCCCCGCGTTGCGTCACCCGTTTTCGCGCGTTCCTCGAACTTGATCGGACGCAGGAACGCCGTCGCCAAGTACTCGGGGTCCAGGCACAGCACCGTGCGGGTCCGCATGTAGCGGTTCAGCATGATCTTGTGCTCGCCGAAGTCGCTGATGTAGAGGTCAACGCCACCCAGCACCACAGCATTGCTGTTGCGGCCTTGGTTCTGGTTGACGCTCACGCCTGCGAACTTCGACGCACCGCCGAAGGTGGCGACCTTCCGCTTCAGCGCGGCGCCCATCATGATCACGCTCGGGTCGCCGCCGTCTTCCCATGCGGCCTGCAGCGCTTCCACGAACGCCGTTTCCGTCAGCGCAGCGGTCGTGCCGTCCACCGGTGCCGTCCAGGCGCCCGCGGCAAAACCAGCAGTCGTGCCGACGCTGTTGGTCGTGGCGGCGAGGACGCGGTTGCCCGCAATCATCGATTCCAGGCCAGCAGACGAGCGAGCCACCGAGGTCGAGCCAGCAGACGAGCCCTGGTTGCCGACCATTGCGGCTTCGATGTCGCGCTTCAGTTCGCGGCCACGCTTGGCGATCTGGTACGCGAACTCCTCCTTGCGACCGTACTTGCGCACAGCGTCGGCGGTGCCCGACACCATCACGGTCTTCCTGGAAATCTGCGTGTAGTTCGACAGCATGGTCGTCGGCGCTGCCGTCGCATACGTCGAATCGTCGCCTTCAACAGCGCGGTTTGCGCCGGTCGCGGCCAGCGAATCCGTCTGCCACTGGTGATTCACCGCCGAAGCCTTGATGCGCTTCGCCATCGAAAAGGCGGGCGTCTCGGTCGGGGTGATGTTGTAGATGACGTCCTGCACGTCTTCGGCAAGGCCGATGAGGTCGAAGGTGTCAGTGGTTCCAGCTACTTGTGCCATTTCATTTCTTCCTTGCTTGCGACCGCGCGAGGAGGGCCATCGCTGCATCAGCGGTGGAGCCCGTCTTGGCAAGGCGCGTCATTGCGTCCTGTGCCTTCACAGCGGCCTTCGGTTGTGTGGTTGAAGCCCCAGGCTTCAGCGTTGGTTGGGCCTGCACGACCCGTTTGTCGAGCGTGGACTTGTGCTCACGCATTTGCCGCCCATAGGCAGCGTCCTCGAGGATTTCCACCATCCAGGGCTCGGTGATGCCGTTCAGGGCTTCAGCCGGCGCACCACGAGCGATGGCGTATTCCGCGAGGGATTTCGCCTTCTCAGGCCCCCAGCCCTTGATCTTCTGCGAGACAACCTTCTCGGCGTGTTCCTGACGCGCACGGAGAGCCTCTGTTTGCTTCTCCTCTAGCTGTGCGACGTTGGTCTTGTACGTCTGCTCGATCCGGCCGCGAGCGGCTTGGAGCTGGTTGTATTCCGCATTGAGGCGGGTCAGGGTGTCAGTATCGACACTGTTGATGTCGATCTGCTCCAACTGCGACAGGCGCCGCGTCACCATCTTGTGATCCGCCAGCAGGTCTGCTTGCGACTCAGCGACAGCGCGCAACTGCGAGATAGCAGCACGTTCGGCGTCAATGGCCTTCCGAGCGTCGGCAGCCTCCTGAAACTTGCGAGTCGCACCTGCCTCAACCTCTTTGGCCTTGGCTTCGATGCGCTTTGCAACGTCTCGGAGAGCAGCGGGGAGCTTGATCTTCTCGCCCGCGATGTCGATCTCGGTGTCAGCCTCCGCTTCCGGTTCCGCCTCGGCTTCTTCCGGCTCCGGCGCGTCGGCTTGTTCAGCCTGCTCCGGTGCGGGTTCTTCCGTGGTTTCCTCTTCGGGCGGCTGCTCGGCCTTGGCCCACTTGCCGAGCAGTTCTTGCACAGCGCCCTCTTCTGAAAGGCCGCTGGTTCCGACTTCCGTTTCCGGCGTGGTCGTTTCGTTCATGTGTGTTCCGGTTAATAGCCCGCAGGACGGGGCCGCTTCTCGTCAATCGCCGCCTTCGCCATCTTTCCGTCAGTGACGGCAGAACGAAGGAATGCGAGGTACTTCTGATGCGTGTACTGCATCCCCTTCACTTGAGCCAGCCCGTCCACGTCAGTGGGGGCCAACTCGCGGAACAGGCGCCAGCACTCGGCCTCGATGTGCGCCTCGGCCTCCGCGAACAGCGGGTCGGCCAGCAGGGCAACAGCGCGATCAGCGCGGCGGATGCGTTCGTCTGGTGTCATAGCAGCAGCATCGCGGCTTCTTCCTCGTCGTCCCATTCAGGCTTAGGAGCCTGCTTGACGATCCGAGCAAAGTCCCCGCGACTCAGCTTCCGGGTTGGTTTGTCGTTGACCACGTCGCGCACTTCCGAGCGGGTGGCGTATTCCTGCGCGATGACTTGCGCTAGTTCTTCTTCCGTCAGGTCGAAGTAGCGCCGACCTTTGACGATGTAGTTCCGGCGGCCTCGGTTGTTGAACCAGCCGGTTTTGAGCCGCGTGACTGTCTCGGTCAGCCGCGTGAACGAGAAGACCCGATCAGCGCCGGCGCGCGTCAGACTAAATACGCGGTCGGTTGCCATTAGTCCACCGTCGCGGTATCGATCAAGCTGCGCGAACTGTCGCCGTCCATCAAACGAAGGAACAGAAGGCCATCTTGTCCCGAGGTGCGAGACGATGACGGCAGCGACAGCACGCAAACCCCGCCGCTCACGCTTTCCGATGAGCCGCTATCGGTCGGCGTGGTCGCCAGCGCCTGAAGCATCGTCAGCGTGGGGTCGTCCCACCACGCCCATTCGACGCCGGTGATGTCAGGCACCACAGTGCGCCCTGATTCTGACTTGTCGAACAGCGTGAGCGTGACGGTCGGAGACGAAGGCGGCGGCGGGGGCGGTGAACCCGTCTCCAGCAGCAGGCCGATATGCGGCAGGTACGCGGCGCCACCAGAGCCACCAGAGGCAGGCGGGGGCGGGGGCGACACCTCGTCGCGGTTTGCCACCAGCACGCCGAGGGCATACCACGCATAGGCCGAGGCATGGCCCGGGTCCACGCTCCAATGAGCCGGAACCGGGTGATCGGTGCTGCCCTGCCTGTCGTCTACAGGGGTTGCGGGCTCCCCTAGACCGTCCAGCAGCCCTAGCGACGGCAGCGGCGCCGGGGTGCTTGCCACGGGTTAAACCTCGATGTAGGTCAGGCTTCCGTCAACGGACACCGCGCCGGACAGTTCCAGATTGAGCAGCGTGTTTGAGCCCGTCTCGAACCAGCCGGCGGGGTTGTAAGGCAGGACAAAGCCGGTGTTCGCCACTAGGTTCATCTGCCCCGTCAGCGCCGTGCCACCCGCGCCCGACTCAAAGCGCACGTTTACCGTGCCAGCCGCGACGAGGAGCGCCGACAGCACGCGGATTTTCTTGCCGGTGACGGCAGAAACAAGCGTGTTATCGCCCGAGGTCGCCGCGTCGATGACTGCGTACTTCGGCGTTACCACCGTGCCGCCTGCGGTCATTTGGTTGGATTCGAGCGAAGCCTGCACCGGCATGGGCGCGGCCACGCTGGTGTCGGTCGCGGAGCCATCGGCGCCCCACGACGGCTTCACGCGCGGGTATTGGACGCTGCTAATGTCGTCGGATGCGAAGGTCGCGCCGCCGCTCCCGGCGTTGGCTACGAAGTTGTCGGCCACTTTGTTTCTCCTGTGTCAGCCCACGCCAAGCAGCGTTGAGCGAGGGGTGAACGAGCCGCCGCCAAGGGCCACGGTCGAAAAGTCGTCAAAGGTCGTCGTGGTGTCGGAGTTAGACCCGATGCCGTGCTTTACCGCGGTCGATTGGAAGGCGTCGGTTACTGGCCCAACTTTGCTAACGCCGCCCACGAGCAGCTCGATGGAACTGCCGTTTGCCACGACGGTGATAACGTGCGTCCCGGCCGCCAATGTGCCCGATCCGGTGGAGCCCACTTGCGTGAAACCGCCGCTCACCCGCTTGAACAGGCGCGGCCCGTCGCCAGAGCCGCAAACCGCAATCCAATAGTTTGCGTCATCGACAAAGCGAAACGGGATCCAAATGTCCGACGACGCGCCGGTGACGCAAGTCACCTCAAGTTCAAAGTTTGAAAGCGTGTCAGTCAGCACCGCCAGCGCCTGAGCGCCGCCCGTGCTCTTGGCCTTGTTGCTGGCGATCTGAAAAGTGGTGCTGCGGTCGTCCCAAGTACCGCCCGCATCGCTCGGTGTGCCGAGGCCGCCTGCGCCAGTGTCCGCGCGGTTGAAGTTGTCGCTGCGTGCCATGCTTACACCGTGATGGTTGCGGCGTCCAAGCAGAACGCATACGTATCAAACGCCGTTTGCACCATGCCCCGCGCGTTGAAGTGCAGGTTGTCGGGCTCCATGTATAGCTGCTGCATGATGGCCTCCAGAAGCCCGCCGCTTCCATCAGCGACGGCCTGCTTCGCGTCGTTCATGCCCGGGCCGTAGCGGCTGTGCCCATCGGGAATCAGTGTTATGACGCCGCGATATGGGAGGATGCCTTCAACGACGCAGGCGTCGGCCAAGTCTTGCAGGCGCGGCTGATACCACGACTGCGGCTGCGTGTATTCCGCTTCGCCCTGGCTCCAGAACCAGAAGGTCTTTTCGTCGTCAATGCTCACGCCGTTGGTTGCGAGCCATGCGTTTTGGGCGGTGTGACTGTCGACACCATCCAGCCATCGCGCCGCACTCGGGGGCGCAAACAGTTCGATTGATGTGCCGCCGAAAGCGTTTTTGCTCATGTAGAGCACGCCAGTCGTCGTCTCGCGCATCCAGCGAACCGCAAATCCGAACTCAGGCCCTAGAAGGGTTGAGTCGGTGCCGTGATTGGAGCCGGGCACGTAAGTGGCGTAGGCCGTGCCGTTCCAAAACATCACGCGGTCAAACGTCAGTGTGCCGTCGTCCCAGTCGACTAGCTCTGTATCTGCGGTGATGTCTGCAACGCCAGAGCGCAGGGCAGCGCCGGCTGCGTTGGATTGGCCCCAGAAGCTGATGCGGGCATTGTTCGGCGGCGGCTCCATCGCGCCCACGCGCATAGGCCCACGGCCGCCACGCTTGACGGCACGCAAGGGCGGGCGCAGGGCGCGCGGGATCATCAGCCGTCCACTTCCTCAATCAGCATCGACAACACGACGTTTGACGTGCCCGAGGCGCTGCGGATGGACAGTTGCCCGCTGACCGGCACTTGCACTTCAGCGCCCGGGATCGCCACGAATTTGTCGATGCCGCCGTTCGCGTTCACGCCAAAGCGCCAGAGGGTGTCTCCGAGCGTCGGCTGCGAACTCCACGTCGTCGCCACAGTGAACGAAGCCGAGCCGCTGCCGCTGTTGACTTTCGCGGGGGTGATGGCACCGCCAGAGGTCGTGCCGCCGGTCGAGCGGGACAGCAGCACTTCGTTCGCCGCTGACGCGGTGCCCATGCCCTTCAGGTCCACGATGTAGACCCGTAGCGGCTTCGTGCTGCTGGCCGTGATCGTCACAAGGTCGTTGGACGTGGACAGCGCGGCAGAGGTGCGGGTGACGGTATAGAGGGGCATGGTCAGTCCTGAAGTTCAGAGTGCGTCGGTTTGCCGTCAGGTCCGCGGACAAGCACGCGCTTGGCCTTTACAGCCTTAGTCAACTCGGTCTGATTCGCCGCCAGCGTCTCAAGCGCCTTGGCGACCTGGCCTAGCGCCCTTTCTTCCCCGGCTTCTTCTTTCCGGGGCTTTTCTTTGGCTTGCTGGGCTTGGGATACACGGTCGGAGTCCTTCTGCGCAGCGTCGTGCGCGATTTGCAGGGCTTGTGACTGGCTCGACTGCTCGGCACTCATGCCAGCAATCTGCAGCTTGGTGGCGTTGTCCTGATCGGTTTTGTACTTGGTGATCTGCGCTTCGAGGTCGGCCTTTTCGCGGTCGAACTGCAGCTTCATGGCGTCGATTTGCGCCTGCTGTTCAGCACGAAGGCGCTCTCGCTCTGCATCGCGCACGTCGTTGGACTGCTGCAACTGCAAGTTAGCCTGTAGCTCCTGCATCTTGAGCCCGAACTCTTCGCGCTTCAGTTGCAGCTCGGCGCCGATCCGCATCTGTTCAAGCTGCGATTGGCTCTGCGCCTTCATTTGCTCAATCTGAGCCTGGCCCTGAACCTTTGCCTGCTCCTTCAGCACTTCAGGAGGCGGGCCGGGAGGCTGCGGCGGATTCATAGAGGGGTCTGACCAAAACTCGTTAGGGTCTTTGAAGCCACCCGCCTGAGTCAGTCGCTTGAGGGTGTTGTAGATCTTGTCCGGGCCGGTCAGACCGAACTGGAGCGCTTGGGTCTGAATGCCCAGCACTTGCATGAGGAACGCGATCTGCTGCGGCCTGTCACCAGTGCCGAGGCCGACGCTGATGCTCATGTTTTCGCGCTTCTTCCACGAGCGCGGGTCGACAGGCACCCACTGATTGCGAAGCTGCACGATCTCAGCCTTGCGCGCGTTCTTCAGCGTCAGGGCGTGGACGACGCGGAACAGGGCCTTCACACCAGTCTCAGCAAAGATGCGGGCGATGAACTTGATCCGCTGTTGCGCGGCGCCCATGAGCATTTGCGCGCCCGTGGCGGTCTTGTTCAGCGTGTTGGGGTCAAGCCCCTGGCTCTGCTCGTTGACGCCCGTCCGCTTCTGGCTGATGCGGTCCATGTACTCCATCATCGGCACAGCGATGTCGCCGGCTGCGGAGTGCGTCAGCGGCATGATCGCGTCGGCCATCGAAACGCCGGCTTTCTTGCGCACCACGCCGCCCGGACGACTGACGAGCATGTCGTCGAGGTTGATCGCGTCTTCGTCGATAACGTGGCGACCGTTGTTCGCCAAGTACAGGTTGTCCAGCGAGCCACGGAGCAGCGCGGTCTTGATGCGCTGCAGGTCCATGACCGCTTCAGCCATTGAAAGGCCGGCGTGCTGGTGCGGCAGAGGCACGGGACACAGCGCGACCAGCGTGACCTGATCGCACTCTTCGTCCGACAGGACCGTCGTGCCGACCACAACAACCCGGCGCAGTTCGGTTAGGCCGTCGTCGTCGCTGTCGAAGCGAATCCAGACGTTCCGCACCTTCAGGCGACGCGCTGCGGGGCTGCTCTCGTCGCCTTCGCTGTTGCGCCACGGATTCAGCGCATCGCGGCGCTCGTCTTCCCAATCCTGCGCGCCGTCAGCGTGGTCCGACAGGTCGTCGTCAACCTTGAACCCCTCGTCTCGGAGTTCGCTGATCGTCTTGTATTCCCAGTATTCGCAGAAGTCGAGGCGGGGATCTTGCAGGTTCAGGCCGCGGGCGTTGTGGCTGATAAGCACACGCTCAGGCGCGACGTTCTCAAACTTGACGCAGCCGTAGGACGCGACCCGCTCAATCGTCAGATTGAACGTGAGCCCGTACTCTGTCGGCACCTGCTCGGCTTCGACAATCGAAACCGACGAGTCTTGCAGCATCAGCGCGGCTTCATCCTCTGACAGCCCCTGATACTTTTCCTTCGTCCGGTCCTCGCGGTCTTCGTAGTAGGCAATGACGTAGCCCACTTTCTGAAGCAGCGCGTCATGACTCCAGCCGTACCACGTCGTGAACCAGTCGTTCTTCTCGGTGATGATGTGGTTGACAAACTCCGTCTCTTGCTCGGCGGCCTTCACGTCCTCCGGGCCGGTCGGGCTGAACATCACCACCTGATCGCCGCCGCAGAAGATGTCGGCTAGTTGCGGCTTGATCCATTCCACCGTGTCCCACACGTCGCGGGAGATGACGGCCGAGCGCCCCTCTACCTCGTTGCCAAGCGGCTTGCCGAGGTAGTAATCAAGCGCAGTCGAGCGCTCGTCGCTCAAGTCCCCGTAGGAACTGGCGAGCGTTTCGTGGCGCTCAATGGCTGCGAGAAGGGTGTCGTTCACGTCTGGGCTTTCGGGGGTCGGCCTGGGCCTTTGCGTTCTTCCACGGTACGCAGACGCTCGGACAGGTCTGCGTATGAGTCGATGAGGTTCTGCACGACGCGCTCGCGCTCTTGCTCGCGCTGCTCAATGGCGGCTTGGCGCTCGCGCAGGTTCTTCAGTTCGAGTAGCTGGCCGATGCGGCTCATATGACCCCGTTCTTTGGGTACACGATGGGCTTCAACTCTTCGTTGACCATCTGCGCGGCAGACACGGCGATGTAGCGGTAGTTGTCCGCGCCGTGGCTGTTGATGTCGTGAACTGGGGCGCCAGGCTCTCCGGTTGACTCAGGAATGCCGCGCTTGTACCGCTTGAGGCGGCTGACCAGCAGCGCGGCCTTGGTCTTGTCGAAGTACGTGCGGGACAGAGCCGCTCGCGCCTCCTTGATTCCGGTTTCGATGGCTTTGTTGGGGGCCTGGAAGACCGACCATTTCAGGTCGCGCATGATCTGAATCGCGCTCTTGCCGGTCTTGTAGTCGCCGTGCGCGCCGTCGTGGGGGAGGAACATCTTTCCCCAGTTGAGGTGCCTGTTCCGCAGCTCGGCGCTGATCCAGTCAAGCGTGCGGTGGTCTTCCTCGAAGTATTCGATCACCCGCAACTCGGACAGTTGGCGCTGAACGATGGACACGGCCATCAGGTCGTTCCAGCCCAGGTCGAGGATGACGTGAGCCTTTAGCTTCGGCTCATACGGCACATTGCAGATGCGCCCGTTCTCGGTGGCGTCTCTGATCTCGTCGGCATAAATCGCGCCATCAACCGCTGCCTTGCAGTCGCCTTCCCAGATGTTCCGGTACTCGTCGCTCGGCAGCGTGCGTTCAGCGTGCGCCCGCTCGTCTTCAAGTACGGAGGGAAACCACGGGTTGTCGCTGTAGTTGACCTTGACGACGTGCGCGCTTGGCGGCGTGTTGACCACAAACCGCTGATACGTCTCGTCGTCGTCAAGCTCCGGGTTGAAGCTGACCCATATCTCTGACAAGTCCTTGCGGATCGTCGGAATCAGGATCGTCCAACTGCGCTTAGTGACCTTCTGAGCCTCTTCGACCCAGCAGCGATCAATGCCTTCGTAGCTCTTGATCGACTCGACCGTCTGCGTGGACAAGCCAGCAAACAGGAACTCACTGCCGTTGCGGCCCCGGATCGTGGTTTCCAGAACCTCGAAAAACTGCCCCAGCCCAAGCGCCTGGATCTGGTCACTCAGCAGCTTGTGAACAGAGTCCTTGATGGACTTCTGCACTTCTCGCGTGCATAGGACGCGGATCTTCTGAGTCGCAGCCTGGATCAGCAGCGCCCTGGCGTAGCCCCATGACTTGCCGGAGCCGCGACCGCCGTATGCGATCTTGTAGCGCTTGGGGTGGAAGAGGAACCGGAGCTTCTCGGGGAACTCTGCGTTCACTTGAAGCTGACGGTCAGGCTCAGGCCGACCGGGTTGTCAGGGTCGCCGGCCAACTGCACCGGGATCAGCTTCGGGTAGATCGTGGCCCAAAAGGCGCGTTCGTTTAGCGGGTCTTCCCTCGCCCAGCTCACCAAGCGATCAACCCCGCCAAGCCCCTCGGCAGCCATTGCGATAGCGTCCTTGGCTGCGGCGGTCTGCCGATTGGGCACGCCTTTCTTGCGGCCTGGGCCTGGAGTGCCCTTACCGATACCGAGCGATTGTTTTTCAGATGGTGGCATGACTTCCCTCGCGGGCGTGGTCAGTGAGCCACAAAGCAAAACGCCCCATCCCGGGGCGCTGCTACGTGCAGCCTGCAGTGACACTGCCGCCTCCGAAATGGAAGGCGCGTCCTATGCCACTGGCTCACACGTTGCCCGAAGCGTGCCACAGTTCGGCGGGTGCGTCAAGCCCTCACAAACGTTTCTTGAAGCGCCTCTTCTAAAAACCGATGCCACCGATACCGCTCTTCCGGCTCTTGTTCTAGATCCACCAGCAGTTCCAGCATTGCGTAAGCAACGGCCGCCATATCCCCCGGCATAACCGTTCCTTCGAGCTTTGCGCGACACAGCGCAATATCTGCTTCAAACTTTGCGTCGTCCTCGTCCATCACGCCCCCCTGTTCTTCAGCATGTCCCGCGCATCAATCACCGTCTGCTTGAGCCCGTCCAGCGTCAGCCCCAGCGCCTGCGCCATCCGCCGCGGAGCCACGGGATAGACGTAGTGCCACTGAATCGCGTGCCTATGCAGCTCGGGCAGCGTGACAAACACCTTTTGCAGCCGCACGGCTTCCCGCGTGTCCACCGGATCGCTGACGCTGTGGCCGGTGTATTGGTCGGACGAGCGGTAGTTGCGAAACATCGGATTAACTGACCGATGACCCGAGGACTTACACCACCGCGCCCAGTTGCGCAGCCGCTCATCAACCGGCCACTGGCGCTCGGGGATTGCGTGGAAGTCGATCTCGTCTCGTGTCATCGCATCCCCTACAAGCTGCGCGCCAGCGCGGTCGTTATCTCGGCAGTGACTGTTTTTGCGGTCAAGGCGTTCACGGCCACCCCATCAACTTCTCGCGGATGGCACAAGCCGCCTGCTCCACGCTGATATCGCAGCCTTCCTTGATCCACACGCGCCAAGGCTCTTTGTTGCGCCTGTAGGCAAGCATCGGCTGAACACCCTCGCGCTCGGCCTGCTCGACGGCTTGACGCCACCATGTCGGCCGGCTCAGGCTCTCGCAGCGCTTCACCTCGATGGCCCAGCCCTTGACCATGAGGCAGTCGGCACCGCCGCCGCGCGTCTGCTGCAAGTTGCGGGTCAGCATCTCGCCCAGCTCGGCGCCGAGCATTGCCAAGAACTCGCGTTCACCGCGGGCGCCTTTGTTGCGGCTCATGCGGCCCATCACACCGCCTCCGCCATCAGCAGCCGCTCAAGCGCCAGCGCCAGCGCGACCCGGCTGCCTGCCTGGTGCCGCTGCTGCAGCGTCCTGATGTCGTGCTCTACCGTGTGGCGATGCACGCCGAGGGCTGCGGCGATTTGGGCGTTGTTCTTGCCGTCGAGTAGCAAAGCGGCTACTCCTGAGCGGCGGGCTTCGGTGTTCATGCTGCCCTCGCCACAAACCCCGGGCACCTTTGCGGCAACTGCGCCAGCGCTGGCCCGACGACTGGCGCACCGATGCGGGCTTGCCGGAAGTTGCCGCACTGCCACGGGCGGAAGTGGCGGCAGTCCACGCAGCGCACGCGCGTATCGAACGGATCGCGCTCAGGTTCGCTCATACGGTCCTCACGGCTTGTTTAACGCGCGCCAGCAGCTCGGCAGGCGCTTTGGTGGCCTTGTGCTCTCGCTGGCGCTGTAGCTCGGCCTCGGCAAGGGCTAGGCCGGTCGGTGGTGGCGCGTCCACACGCTGCGCCGGCAGTTCATCGGGCTTCAGCCATGCAGCTTCCAGCCCCTGCGAACCCCGCCGACACCAGACGCGCAGAAACGCCTCCAGGGTCATGCCTGCCTTGCCTGCCTCGGTCACTGCCCCGTCGAGCGTGGTCTGCGTCACCGGGGCGCGCTTGGCTTTGCGTAGGTGCAGCCAGTCGGTCCAAACCTGTTCGGCAACATCAGGAGGACGCGCCACCGGCGCTGCGCGCTTGCGCGCCTTATCGCCTTCGTCTACGTCTCCGAATACGAATACGTCTAGGCGCGCATCCGCTTCTCCCTTGCTTGGCACTTGCGTAGCATCTGCTGCGCATTCACTTGCAGGCGATGGGAACTTGCTTTCCTTTGCCCGCAACTGCTGGCGGAAGTCGAGCAGTTCTAGGTAACGCTCCCCGTCCTTAGCCGGGTACACCCTTACAAGGGCCGCTTCGACCAGCACGGTCAGCCACTTCCCTACGTCCGAGTCGGAAACCTTGCTTAACTGCCGCGGGTAGCAGGCCGCCCGCAGCATTCCGTGGTCGGCGTAGTACCGACCGAAGTCATCAACGACAGACATCAGCCGCCGATAGAACACCTCTTCTGCCCAGCCCAGGCGCGCAAGGCGCGGGCTTGTCAGGATGCCTTCGCGGAGGATGCGGTTAGGCACTCTCGGCGCCCTCGAAGTCGAATGCTTCGGAGGTTTCGATGTCCTTCCGGCCAGCCGCCGCCATCTGCACATTCTTCACGGCCTGGCGGTAATAGCTCGGCTTCAGTTCAGCCCCCATGCCGCGCCGACCAAGCAAAACCGGGCTGTAGACTTCGGAGCCGACGCCCATGAACGGGGTAAAGACTGTTTCTCCCGGGTTGCTGAACAGTTCGACGCAACGGTCGATCACGTCGAGCTGCAGCGGGTGAACGTGCTTTTCGTCTTCGCCATCCCGCGCCTCACGGAACGGAAGCACGCGGTTCATCCGCACGTCGTCCCACATGCAATCCGCATACTGGCGCCAAATCCAGTGCGACCAGCGGTTTTCTGTTTGCTTGCCCGTCCAGCCGCGGTAAGGCAGCAAGTCAGACGGCGGCACGCGCTCCCCGGCGTAGTCGAAAAGTCCTTCTGGATGGCGCACCGGTACCGGGTTCGTGCCGGCCCTGCGGAACGTCAGCAGCATGTCGCCGCTTGCCACCCCGCAGTCGATGCTATCGGCGCACAGAGAAGCATGTGCGAGGTTCTTCTGCATGGTCCGCAGGCGCACCGCGAGAGGCTCTTTCCAGATCATGCGCCGGCCGGTGTAGCGCCAGCCCTCGCGCTCGTGCAGTCGGATGATGTCGCCGGGAAAGTCGATCAGCGAATCGGTGCCGCTATTGCTGCGCGGCACGTCCATGCAGTGAACCGCCGTCACCCGGCCCGACATAGTGATCCTGGCCAGCTCGCGCACCACAAAAGCGTAGTGCTCAAAAAACGAATCGTAGTCGTCGCAGTTCGACAGATCGCGCTCACTGCTGCTGTAGTGATACAGCCCGCCAAACGGTGGCGAGTAGATCGAGTGGTGAACGCTGCCCGTAGGCAGAGCCTGCATGACTTCCATGCAGTCGCCGTTAAAAATGGCGAACTTGTCGGTAACGAGTTGGTCAATCACAGCCATGCGGGGATCTCCACTGTCTTCGTTGCGTTGTTTGCGCGTTCGATGCGAAGCGCGTTGTTCATCTCGGCCACCAAGCGCGAAAACATCTCGTCGGCTTGATCCGCCTTGCGCTGAAGGTTGCGCGTGATTCCGCGCTCGCCCTCAGTAGTCACAATGTCCACCCGTACCGGGCGCTGTTGCCCGAAGCGCCAGCACCGCCGCACCGCTTGGTAGTACTGCTCAAAGCTGTGCGAGGGGAAGAAGACGACGTGATTGCAGTGTTGGAAGTTAAGACCCCATGCGCCGATCTTCGGCTTCGTGATCAGAATCCGAGCCTTGCCCTCGGCAAAGGCTGTAAGCCGCTCCTCCTTGACTTCTTCCGAGTCGCTGCCGCTGACCTGCACGCCATCGGGAATCAGCTTTTCCAGCAGATCGCCTTCGTCGTTCAGGTGGCACCAGACGATTGCAGGCTGCCCCGTATGGTTGACCAGCGAGGCCACCTTTTCACAGCGCTCCTGCACCGTGCGGCGTCGTTCCTCGCGCTGTTCCTTCAGCCCGACAGCCGGCAGCGCAAACAACATGCCATCGGCCAGCGAGTTGACTTCGATCAAGTGCTCGACCTCGTGCAGCGGCGGCAGCACAAAGCGCGCGTCATCAAACCCCAGGTCTGACGGCCGCCGCGTTGCCCGAGCCCATGAACACACCCAACGCCAAAACGGCTGTTCCGCGTGGCCCTTCAGCCGCCACTTGATGACCTCGCCGCGCATTCGGCCCTGCGCGCTGTTGTTCAGGTCGTTCTTAAAAAAGCGGTTGAGCATGTCCATGTAGCCCATGTACCCAAGCGCCTCGGAAGACGTGCCCAATTCGATGTAGTCGTTCGGCGCAGCCGTGGCCGTTTGCAGCAGCCGATACGGCACCTTGCGCATGAACGCGGTAATCTCGCCGCGGCGCTGGCCGGCAAAGCTCTTAAGGATGCTCGACTCATCGCACACCACGCCGGAGAAGTCGGCCGCGCTGAACAGGTGCAACTTTTCGTAGTTCGTCACCACGATGTGCCCGCTCGAGTTGCCGTCGCGTGAGTGCCGGCATTCAATGCCGAACTTCTCACCCTCGCGGATCGTCTGTGGCGCAACGGCAACCGGCGTCAGGTACAAGACCGGCTTGCCCGTCTTGCGCGCAACATTCGACGCCCAGGTCAGGCCCATCAAGGTCTTGCCAAGCCCGCAGTCGGCCATGTTGGCAGCGCGGCCCTTGCGGATGGCCCACTCTGCTAACGACTGCTGGAAGTCGATCAACGCATCCGGCATCCAGACAGGGGCGAACCCACTATCAGCCCCGGCTTGGCTCTTGGACAACAGGAACGCCCCGTAGTCCCCTACACTTTCACTAGTCATCAGTCAGCACTCCTATGCTGGTTGGTGATAGAGCCCGGGACGGTTACCGCCGTCTCCGGGTTCGCTTTTTTGTAGTTCACGCCCCCACCTCCTGGCGCAGCACCGGCCCGGCCGAGTACACCGCGAGCTGCCCCGGCCGCCAGTTGCAGGCGATGACGCCCTGACGCACGGCATAGCGCAGGCTGTTGCGCACGATGCGAACATCGGAGATGCCCCACTTGGCGAGCACGTCGTGAGACGTAAGCTCTTCGTCTGGGTTGCGGCCGAAGTAGAGAACCACGCGCTCGCGCAGGGTCATCGGGCTGTTGCTCATGCGTCATCCCGCCACGAAGAGGAAAGCGCGAACTCTTCCGGCGCAGGCCCTGACTTGCCCCAGGGCTTCACACGCTTTCGGCTGTCGAGGATGCCCTCGTCTTCCAGCAGGCGCAGCAGCTTGAGTTGATCGCCATTGCGCGGCACGTCCAGAGCCGTCATCAGCTCGTCGCGCGTCATCCAGCCGTAGCGGCGGATGGTCTTGAGAATCAGGCAGATGCGGCGCGTGTGGTGGCCGGTGTAGTGCGGGCTCGTCATTACTCGCCACCTGTGCGCAGTGTGTTTCCGCCGAGCGAGCGCTCCATCGCCAACCGCTTCTCTTGCTGGTACTGCTGCACTGCTTCCTCAATCGTTGGGTACAACCCAACGTAGTTCAAGCGGCCGGCATAGCCAAGGTAGACGGCAAACTTGCGGCCATGCTTGCGCACTCCTGTTGCTGGCCTGCTGCCTGTTGGGCGCGGCAACTTGTTCTGGGCGTTTATGAGCGCATCAGCATCGCGCAGGTTCTCAAGGCGGTTGTCGTCCCTAACGCCGTTGATGTGGTCAATGCAGCCAACGGGCCACTTGCCATGCACCATGAGCCAAATCACTCGGTGCGCCATGAACTGGCGTCTTGCAAACTTGACCACCACGTATCCGTCAGAATTTCGGGTCTCACAAAACTTCGCTTTGATGCGCGGGCTTGGCCTCTGCCAAAGCCGCCCCGATGCGGGGTCATAACTAAACCTCTCGCGCGCAGCATCAGCCGTCAGGTTCGTCACGGCCATGCTTGCTCTCCTGTACGGGCGGACATCACCCGCTCGGACGATGCGTGCAGGGGATGGTCTGCGGCGGCCGGGGCTGCGACAGTCTCGGCATGGATGAACTTGTCGCCCTGCTCGCACACGCTCAGGTAAAACGGGCTGGCCGGTCCGCTTTTCGCCAGCCATCGGGCGCACTGGTCGCGCCGTTGGCAGCGGTCAGCGGTGAACGGCTTGCGACCCGCGCAGCGGGCTACGTCGAGCGGCAGCATCAGGCGACAGCCTTCGACGTGACCCCCGGGCGACCTTGAGCCATGCGCCACAGCGCAGCCTGCACACGGTCAGCAATCCGCGGCGGCAAGTCCTCGGGCCACTGCGCGATTGCCTGCACGGACACCCCGACAGCAGCCGCAGCCGCCGCAGGCGTACCCCCCAAAAGTCGGATAGCTTCGGTCTTGGTCATGCGCCATTAAAGCATGCTTCCCGAATGCGCGCAAGCATGCTCAGCGGGCACCCTGTGAAAATTCCAAGCATGAGCTTTCAGGACCGGCTGCAAGCGGCGATTGCCCGTGCCAACGCCACGCCTAAGACCCTCGCAAGCGCGCTGGGTGTTAGCGTGCAGGCTATTGGTCAGGTGCTGAGCGGCTCAACTAGAGCACTGACAGCAGAGAACTGCGTCAAGGCGGCGCTGTTCCTCGGCGTCAGAACTGAGTGGCTCGCGGCTGACCTAGGGGATATGGCCCTAGAGAAGGCTGAGCGAGAAATGTCACTGTCACCGCAAGAGCGCGACCTGATCGTCGCCCTGCGCGTCCTGCCCGAAGCTGAACGGCTGAAAGTCACCGCATCGGTGATGCACCAGGCACGCGCCCAACTCGACCAGCTATCCGCGCTGATCGACCGCAACCCCCCGACCCCCGGGACTGTCATTCCCTTGCGTCGGTAACCCTCCGTTGCCTAAGTAGTTTCCCTAGGGATGCAAAGAATACTTGCGCCTTTTTGTGAAGCATGCTTAAATCCTTTCATCGGCCCACAGAACCCCGCGATCTTGCGGAGGGCCGGGAAGGACAAGGCGATGAACGGCTACGCGATCTTCGGCCAGCCCCCGCAGTTCCACAACACCCGCGGCGGCGCTGGCTACATCAGCGCCGGCAAGCCCAG